CAAGTGAACAACAGTGCAAGGTCGATTCTTTGTTTTTCACCTTCACTGAAAGAGCTGTAGGAAAAATCTTCGTGAATGGGAGACTGGACGGTTTCGTTAAACTCTTCATCTAAAGTAAAGTTAATGTAGAAGTCCATCATCTGAAGATAACGGTTAACTTGCTGATTTATCAGCGGTAGATACTTCTTAATGATTTGAGATTTAACTCCGCCGTCTTTTAGGAGACCATACGCAAAATCGTAATGGTTAATAGCGTCTCTTCTTTGAGCGAGTTCCTCGTAAGTAGTATTAAGTTTTTCTTTGAAGGATTCTAACTTTTCATTCTCAGCAGTTCTGTTTGCAAGTTGATCGGTAACTCTTTGAATTTCCGATTCCAGATCTCTGATTTGTCGTTGACATCCAGTGATCTTAATATTGTTTTGAGAAATGCCATGCGTTAAGGATGTAATCTCCTTCGATAGAGTGGAAAAATGACGCTCTCGCTCTTCTTCCTCTTTAATTGCCTCTTCCAGTTGTATATAACCAGATTGCAACTCCTTTGCTTTAGTTTGAGCGTCTGTAATTCTATTTATTCTGAAGGTCTCTTCAATATCCTGATCACATGTTGGGCATACCGTATGTTCAGTAAAAAACTTATGTTCCTTAGTAATTGTCGATACTTTATTTGAGATCTTTCCTTTTAAATTACCAAGAGTGCGAAGTTTTTCTGTAGCTCCAGAATACTTTTCCAATTCTTTCTGAAGATCTATCAATTCTACATTCTTTTCTTCGTTAGATCCCATCCAATTATTTTCTTCTACAAGAAGTTTACCAATCTTGGTTTCCTTATCTACGATATTTTTTTTAGCACGATTTTCTAATTCATCAATAAAGTTCTCTTGCATTTTTACTTTATCAGTGAGAGAATCTTTCTTGAGTTCATAAAGACGAACATCTTCTTTTGACTGACGGATCTTATCTTTAATAAGATTATTCATAGAAGTAAAGATCTTAATATCAAGAAGATCTTCAATAACTTCTCTTCGATTTGCAGAAGACAACTGCATAAAAGGAACAAAGTTACTACTACCCAGAATCACAATCTGAGTGAAAGACTTATAGTTCATTTTCAGAACACTCTGCTCAAACCACTTCTGCTGGTCATTAGCAGAGGCTGATTGATCTAATTTAGTATCATTTCTGTAAATTTCAAACAGTGCCGGTTTGATTCCCCTACGAACTTTCCAATCAGTATTTCCAATCTTGAACTCAATCTCAACAACACAATCCTTTTCGTTTGTAGAGTTTACGAGTTGAGGTTTATTGATCTTACGAAAAGATTTACCAAAAAGAGAGAAACACAATGCATCCAAGATTGTGCTTTTTCCTGCTCCATTATTACCAATGATTAATGTAGTTTGGTTTTTATCTAATTCTATTTCCGTAAATTGATTTCCAGTAGAGAGAAAATTTTTCCAACGAATCGTTTCAAACAGTATCATTTTCTAATAAAGGAGGGATAACAAGATCATTTTTAGTTATTATAGCGTAATTATATTCGTTCTGATCGCAGGTGTAAAGTAAAAGTTCATCATCAACCTCC